ACCCGGACAGGCGGTCTTCACGGAACTCCAGCAGGTGCGCGAGTACATCCGCGAAATACCGTCCGGCGGCGACAATTTCGAGATTCGGAACTGCCTCAACAACATGAAACACTTCTTCTACACGCGCGAGGACTCCGTCAGCGGCACCGACCTCGCGTATCACATGATCACGACCGAGGACAAAAAGCGCGCGCTGATGTCGCGGCTCAAGGACGCCGTCGAGTTGAACCGCATGCAGGTGAGGTCGCTGGGGCTGATCGAAGAAATGCGGACGCTGGTCAACAACGACGGCTCTATTGCGGCCGACGGCGGAAAGAACGATGATCGCGTGATGACGGCGGCGCTGGCGCATGAGTGCTGGCGCAAGTGGCTGTGGCAGAAGCTGCGCGGGGAGGGGTTGACGCGCGCCTATTCTGCGGAGGTGGAGCACCGCGGCGGCGAGCAGCCGATAGACCGGCTGATAAGTAACTATCTGAAACGAGCGAACATTGAGGTGCCAATATGAAAGCCGGTATGAAAGAGATAGGTCGTCTCGCGATGCGCCATGAAGGCAATTTATGGAACGCTTATTACGCGCTTCCGAACACGATGGATGGCGCTTTGTTGATCGGTTCGATAGCGATGGCTGCCGTTACTGAGAACAAGAGGCGTAAGGATGCGTTCATGAAAATGATGTCCGACTTCGTCGCGGACATCCTTCAAGAGAAAGTTGGCGTACGCCCGGATATGTCTGACGTTCACGCGGCGCCGGAGCATGAGAAGGCGGGGCATTCATGATCAGCAGAGATTGGAAATGCTTGAATGGAAAGTGTGGCCATGAGTTTCACACCTTCGATCGCAATCCGGTGTGTCCTAGCTGCGGCTGCTATCGCTGCAATTGGATTCCAAACGGGGGCCATGGTGGCGGTCTGGCAAAACGGGTGGACGCCCGGTTGCGCGACATTGCCGACCAGCACGGATTCAGTAATCTCAACTCCGCCTCTCCCTCCCGGCTGAACCGGGCCGCGCCGCGCCTGGACATCCCGCCGATCAGCCCCGAGCTTGGCATCAAGCACTTCGCCCCCGGCTTCTCTGCCCCGGTGTCGGCCCATGGTGCGATCTGCGTGCCCTCCGTTGCCCCGGTCAACCTGCGTGGTAAGGTGCAGGTCGGCGACCACGCCCCGCGGCGTGAGGCGTCGGGGTCCATCCCCGGACCGGGCGCCAACACGGTACTTGCCGGCCGCACCATGCAGAGAACCATCAAATGAGCGATCTGGTCGAACGACTGAATCGGCGCGGAGAAGCCGACGTTGGCATGGCTACTACCACACAGGAGCTATGCCTTGAGGCAGCCGCCCGCATCAAGGAGCTGGAAACCGAGACCGAGAAGTTGTGTAGCGGCGACGGATGGTCGGAGCGCGATTATTATATGGAGAGCAACGTCAAGTTTGCCGCCCGCATCAAGGCGCTTGAGGCGGAAAACGCACGGTTGACAGAACGACTAGGGCCGCGCGGTCTGGTCGTAGTGATGATTGACGGACGCGGACATTACGTCAATGAAAAGGTTGCCGCCCGCATTACGGAGCTTGAGCGAGAACTTGATAAGGCTGCCCGTGTTCTGGCTGATGAACTTGCCGAGCACCACGCGCTCAGGGAAAAGGCATGATCTTCCCGACTGACGACACTGAGCTTGAGGACCGCGTCCGCTACCTGATCGAACGCTGCCTTTCGACGCGCGAAGAGCGCGACCGGCTCTATCAGTGGCGCGAGAAATACTATCTGTTCGGCACGCAAGGCTATGAGCAAGCCAAGTATAACCGGTTGGAAAGCCACCTCGATCTGGTCACGTCGTTCCTATACGCACCGGATCACGCCTTCTACCACATTTCGGCCGACCAGAATGCCGACGAGCAGCAGGTGCAGCGCGCGACCGTACTGCAGGACGACTTCAACGATGATTTCCAGGCCAACGGCATCTCAGACGCCATCATGGCGTCGATTCCGTGGGCGCTGGTCTACGATACGATGATTCTCAAGCAGGGCTGGAACCGCGATCGCGGCGAATGGTTCGTCGAGCTGGTTCCACCGCACAATTTCGGTGTCTACCGGGAGGACATTACCGACCTCGATAGCCAGCAGTGCTTCTGCCACACCTACATGATGGATTATCAAACGGCGGCCGGGAAGATGATCCTGGCGGGCCGCACTGATGAAATCGACCGGCTGAAGGTCGTGCACTCGTCTTCCATGTCGCCGTTCCCCGAGATGCTGCAACGCATGATCGTCGCCGGCACGGGGGGGTCGAACCTCTCAGGCTCCATCTTCGGGCAGGTCAACCCGGACTACTCGCCGTCCGCCACCTACCAGCCCAAGACCGAGGTGCCGCTGGTGCGCTTCACGGAGTTGTGGGCCTGGGATGATACGCACCTGGATTACCGCATCTTCCATATGTTGGAACCCGACTTGCTGGTGGGCGACAGCTTCCAGACGATGGAGGCGTACAAGAGCGCGACGCGCAACGTGACGTGGCTGTTCGACAAGATCGAAAAGCTCGGCAAGACGCCGTCGCCGTGCAATCCGTTTTTCCCCGGCGAGCACGCGTTCGTGAAGATTCAGCCATTCGGAAAGTACAACTATTTCTGGGGCAAGGCGCACATCGATGCGCTGGTCCCGCTGCAGGAGTGGATGCTTGAGCGTCTCGACCAGGTTTCGGACATCATGGAGAGGCAGGCTTACCCAGCGCGTGTTGGTTCTGGTTTCCTGGGCCTCTCAGAAGAGAAAATGGCCGCATTCGGTGGCGCCGACACCTATCTTTTTGACCAACTCCCGAACGCCAAGGTCGAAGAGCTTCGCCCTGAGATGCCTCCAGACCTCTTCGCCGAATTCCGCGAAATCACTCAGATGTTCCTGGAGGCGTCGGGTCTTACTGAGGTCATGTCTGGCCGCAGCGAGCAGGGCGTACGTTCCCATCAGCATGCACAGCAACTCAACAAGTCGGGTTCTGGCCGCATCAAGAAGGCAGCGCTTGCGATCGAAAGCCCGATCGTGAAGCTCGGCGATGTCGGTCTGAAGCTGAAGATGGCCCATGACGACAAGGAACTGAGCGGGCCGGAGGACGAGAAGGGCAAAACGCACAAGTTCTTCGCCTGCGACGTGAAGGACGTGAAGATGCGCGTGGACGGTCACTCGCACTCTCCTCTGTTCGGCGACGAGTCCAGGGAACTGGCGTTCATGTACCGCAAGGTCGGGGCGATCGACAACGAGGACCTGATCCGGATGACAAATCCGCCGGCACGCGACACGCTGCTGCACAACCTACACCGTCGCGAGCGTCAGAAGGCCAAAATGATGCAACAGCATCCAGAGCTGGCGCAGCAGCAGCATGCGGGGAAGAAGAAATAGGCGGGCGTTCACGCAGGCGAGGTCGGCAACGTCAGCGAAATAAAGAGCTTGGATCGGGCCCGCTAGCCTTCCAACCGAAATCCAGGTGACCGATCACTCTTGACGCCTCTGTCCGCTAGCCTACAATGGTCGCGCTGAAGACCCGTGGCTATTGAGCCAGAGAGAGCACAAAGGAGCACGAGATGAAGAACGAAATTGCAGCCCGCGAGGCTGGTGTCCGTGCCCGGCGCGGCAAGCGGCGCCACCGGCGCAAGTAATCACACGGCGGTGTGATCCACGGAAAGGCTCCCTCTGCCCGGCGCGGAGGGGGCCTTTTTTATTTGGGCGGACGGTAATTGGGACACGGCATGGTCGGCCGGCGAGTCAACATCCGTAATATCTTCTCTTCATCGGGAGTGAGCGGCCGCAATGGTTCAGGATGGGGCTGGCGATTGAGCAGACAAGCAGCCAACAGGAGGGTGAGACCAGGTATGGCGGCTGGAGCGGCATGCAGGAAAAATATGCGCCAGAATTCGTTCATTTCAGCCTCTCTCGTCCTGCGTCGAGAACCTTTTTGTCGATTAGCCCGCGGCTGATCAGGCTCCGACGTTCGGTACGTCCTAATTTGCGATACAAAGCCCGGCAATCGAATTCGCGGCAGATCACTGGCGCCCGATCATGGATGGTGCATCCATCAGGACCGAGATAGATGCATTCGCTGTTCTCGTTTCGCCTCAGCGCGAATCCCTGCTTGCCGGTAAGAGGATTCATGGCCGGTACGCAGTCGTAATCCTCGATCCGATCGCCGCATTCCGGGTGCAGTAGGATCAGGTCGTGCAGGCAGCACAGGCGGCATCCATTACACGTCACGTTTGTAAATGCTGTCATGCCTCTACTGCTGGCGCGTAGTCTTTGGCAGGAACATCGAATGTCCAGGCCACCGCCTCGCGGACCGTCTTGATCTGCGGCGGCACGCGGAGCCAGTGGTGCTTGAAATGCCCGTCAGGCTCGCGGGTCGAGTTGATCACCTCGACTACGACGATCGGCTCGTCGCCGGGGACATCCCGGGTCCAGAGAGTGCCGTAACGCTCATCGTGGTCGAGGCGCGTCCCGCCGGCGTCGCGCATGAAGGCGGCCGCGCCGTTGATTTCTTCACCGCGTTTGTACCGTTCAATCATGACACGACGGACTTCGGCGTTTTGCTCGGAGTCGATTTTTCCGAGGGTGATCTTGAACGCCTCATCGACCACATAGGCCGGGACACGCACGCCGTGGACTGCATAGAGTGCCGTGCCGTCACGCCACCGGCAGAACGGCCCGATATCAGAGTGCGGCCGGTTTTGGTCATCGACCGCTAGAAAATCCGGCCGGTCGGAGATGATGCAGAACTTTGCATGCATGATGCGAGGTCCGCCA